TATCAAGAGCCAAAACATGTCCACACTTATGTTGGTCAGGGATTTCAGAATGCTCCGTATCGCTAATGTTAGGCTCTGGATGTGCCCAATCAACCGTAAATAAATACTCACCATGATAAACTTTGTTTTTATTTTTACTAAAATATTTACAGCGTTGACCTTTTAAAAAATCAAAAACAGTAACACTAGGATAATAACTAAATGAATTCCATAACTGCAGATCTTCGAGATCTTGATGTTCCATCTGTGTGCTATGAAAAGTATTGCCGCTTCCTCTTTGAATAAAAGCAGAGATAGGAAGTCTCCAATAGATTGCACCGTTCGTAAGTAAACAATGAAACAAGAGTGCACGGCCGCTAATACTCCCCAAACCAAAAACCACGCAGTCTTCAGTTTCTCCTTTATGTTCTCGTAAGTCATATAAATATTCCCTTCTTATTTTACAATATATTGGTGGTATGTTAGCATTTAAATAAGACATATAGCAAGTAGTTTATATACTACTATTTTACTATCTTCAATTTAAATATTTCCTTTAAATCATGCTCTCTATCAAGGAATTTGTACTCTATTTTGTGAACTGTAAAATCTTTTTCAATTTTATTGCATATAGTTTCTGGATCAAATTCTCCACAACTATAAACATCAAATTGCATTAATGCAGGATGCACTTCGTCCCATACGTGCATTACTATGTGTGATGTTTCTATAATAGCAGCACCAGTAATACCACGATTACCAACCATATTAGAATATTTAACATACGGACCCATCATTGCTTTCATTCCGATTTCAGAAATAAATTCTTCTAACCAACGCCTAAGAAACTCCTCGTCCATCGGAGGCCGATAGACTTCAGCACGTACAATTAAATGTTTATGTACTAGTAATTTATTTTTTTCCATCTCTAAACGAAACTTTACCTAACATTTCCATCTTCGTCTAGCTTGTCGTAATCTTGAATTAGGATCCTTTGCTGCCTTAGGAAACATTTTCATTTGACCTGCTGACCTAGCACAATAAGATTTTCTTCTTGTAGCTCTTCTTCCTGTTGGCTTGTCTTCTGTTACTGCTGTGGATAATTTAGAGCCTGGATTCTCTCTTCTATATCTTGCAACGCCAGCTTTAGTCATGCCAGCGCCAGATTTAGTGGCTCTATAGTATTTTTTTGTTTTAGGTGGTTGAACGTCTCCTCCTCGTTTCATTCCTGAAACAAGTTGCATTACCGATTCTTGGTAATTTAAGACTCCGTCTTCTACCATTATTTATCTATAAATAATATTATGCTTAATGCACTATTATTACTAACTACACCAATGCCATTAACTATTCCTGTTCCATTTCGTTCTGCATAAAGAACTCCATCTTCAGGAAGATTTAATGTTTGTGTTTGGTTTGCACCAACACTAATTGGAATATAAACTTGTGTATTTGTAGAAACGCTAACAGTTGTACTATTTGCAAGACCATTAATAACTGCAGTTCCAGCAACTCCAGTTGACTGAGCTACGTAACCTCTTAATCTTGTAGGTCCAGTAAATAAAACTAAAGTAGAAAGATTACTTGCAACAACTACTGGTTTTACATCTGATTTAAAACTCATTTTTTCTCCTTTAATTAAGGAGCTCCGAAGAGCTCCTTAAAATTAATTAATTATACTGTAGCACTAAATGGTGTAGCCACTGCTCCTGTAGCACCAGATACTACTTCTACTTTATATCTGTTTGCTCCAACTGCTGTAGCTTTAATATTTGCTCCACCTACTCCACCTGTAGTTGTACCACTTAAAGTAATGGTATCAGATGCAGTTACTGTACTAAATACTAATGCAGTAGTAGTAGAACCAAGAATAGCTGTTCCTACCATAGTATCGCTGCTATTTGCAACTTTTACTATAAAATTTCCAGTTACTGTTGTTGAAAGTACAAATTCAAAAGTTGCACCAAGATTATTTTGCTGATTTGGATCAGTTGGATCATTTGGAGCTGTTGAATTTACAGCTGGTAATGTAAAAGTAGCTGTAGCTGTACTTGTGTAATAGATTTGTTTTCCAGCATAATTTTCAACATCTAATGTTAAACCTGCTGCTGTCGTTACTGAGTTTGATGTTCCAGCACTAATAAAACCTGCTAATGATTTTACTGGTCCTGAAAAGGTTGTTCTTGCCATGTTTTTCTCCTGTATAGCGGTTAAGCTTTGTAGTCTCTATACCGTCTGTCTAGCCAGTCTACAAAACTATTAATCTAGAATATTGTTAATTATAAAAGAAAAAGGGGCCAGAGTAAACTCTAGCCCCTTTTAGAAATTGCTTAATTAACTATTAAGCAGCTCCTGGAGTTCCGAAGATTCCTCTAGGATCAGACCAACCGAAGCTGTATCTTTCTCTAGCTTTAAATCTAACGTTACCAGTATCAAAATCGCCTTCAATAGCTGTTTTGATTGGACTTCTAACGAATTGTTTTAATCCATTAGGAGCATCAGTTAAGATAAAGAATGCATCAGTATCTGTTAAGAAGTGGTTAACTCTGTAACCTTCTGGAATCATTCCCATATTCTTAATAGCATTGATGTCGTTATCCGCTGTGCTGACTCTAAGAGGTGATCTTAGTACTCTCTCAGCAGTAAATTGTTGTTCTTTTGGAATAACTAATTTTCTACCTTGAAGAGCGATTTTTAAACCTCTCTCGTCAACGAAACCTGCAATGTCAATCAAAGATTGCTCTAATGAAGTTTCGTTAAGATCCGCTGCAGTTGCTAAAATGTTAGAAAATGTTCCACCATTAGCAAGAGGATGGTTGCTAGCTAAAAGCTGAACTCCGTCACCTCCTGTGTATGCAGAATCAAATCCATTATTTAGAACCGCTGCTGCTTTAACTTGTTTAGTATTAGCCATTGATCTAGCTAATGCTCTTGTGTAACGAGAAGCAAGTCTGTCGTAAAGGTTATCCTCGATAGCTTCCTCAGTGATAGCAAACGCTAAAGCGATTGTTTCATGAGTGTATCTAGCAGTGTAAGCTTCGTTAGCTTGATCAAACACTACTGGTGCACCTTCTTGTTTAACTTCAGCACTTCCGAAACCTGATAACATAACTTCTTCTTCAAACGCTCTGTCCGAAGTTTCAGTCATGAAGATTTCTGCATGCTCATTCTCGTATCTGCTGTATTCCAGGCCGAATAGTGCATTCAATCCTGGCTCTAGTTCTTTAACTAGCTGTGAACGTGATATAGCCATATTTTATTCTCCTATTATAGTCCTGGTGTACCACTTCTGTAGAAGTGATTGTTAATGTATACCATGATGTTGGCACCCGTTGTACTAGTGTCGCTATTATCTGGATCTTGTGAAATATCTATTGCTTTCACGTTTCCAGTAACCGCTGCTGTAGATGTACTTACATCTAACTGTACATACGAAATACCAGTTTTAGTATTACCTGTTGTATCTGTTACAAAATAATTGCTGAACAGACATGTAGTCGCGAATGGTTCATCCGCATTTAGTTCAAACACAGTCTCTGGACCGTCAATTACAAATGCAATAATGTCAGTTGCAACTGTTGAACCTGGAAGATAATTTTTCCAAGTCGGTTTTTGAGTTGTTGGATCTGTGTAGAAACAGCCATTAAAAACACCCACGATAGCAGTTGACACGTTATAAGGTGCTCTTGCAATTGTTCCATCTGAAAGAGGAACAACTAAGTCACCTTGATAAATAGTCGTAGTATTAGTTGATAATACTCTGTATCTATTTTGAGCGTTAATGAATGGACTTCCATTTAGTTGTCTAGCTGGTCTTAAGCCAAACTTTTCATTAATGTTAGCCATGTTTTTACCCGTTTTAAAGTTTATATTAATTTGGTAGGTATTACAAAAAAATTACTTTTTTCTTCCACCACCAAAAGTTACACGAGACTGTCTACTAATGTTAATAGGCATCTCTGGTCGCTGTTCCTTCATTAAATCGTTGTCTACAGCTTGTATTTGTTCTGAACTTCTTTTTTTAAAGTAGTCAGAGCGCTGCTCAACTATTTCTTCAGGTATCCTTGCCAGCACAAGGCCTCCAACCCCGATAAACCCCTGATGTTTTCCATCACTGATAACAGGATAGTCATGTTTACCAATTTGGGAAGTTAACTCTTCTGCCCTAACTAGTTCATAACCTTCTCTAAGTTTCTTTGACATGTTTGCACTGTCTTGAAACCCAGCTGCTTCAGCTCTAAGCCATCTGTGTTTAAATCCATTTGGCGCAGGCGGTGCATCTAAGTTAGATGGTTGAACCCATGGAGCTCTTCTTTTTTCTTTGGACTTAAGCTCCGAGTCGCGTGAAGTCCTTTTTATATTTTCTTCGCTCATACTAATTAGCCTCCTTCACGTATTTTGCGTATTCTTCTAGTGGCACCCCTAATTTGTTAGCAATAGCTACTTGTGATTTGGTGAGTCTCACTGTTCTGCGTCCAGTTTTTCCTCTATTAGCGGAAGCAACAGTCTGGACTGGTTTCTTTTGCTCCTGCTTATCTTCAGCAAACTTATGAGGATATAC